ATATACCGGCGAACATCCGCCAAGTTATTCGATAAGTTCTCATACGCCTGAGCAGTCAATCCGTAATACGCCACTGCGGGGGCATTTCCTGCATCATAGTTTTCAATGTACTCACGCATGATACTGGGATTCAACACAATCCATTCAATCTCGGCGGGTGTCAGACCCTCTGGCAGCGGCGGGTGATACATGGGCGCTGGTTCGGTAATGGTTACAATCTCAACCGGAGCCACTACGGGTACGGCTGGAGACCCACTAAATAAGCCACCCAACGTAGAGCAACCGCTCAACAACAAAACACTACTCAGGATTAGGAGTTTCATCGAACTGCCTCGGATTGGTGAGATCAATAAACTGCTGGTGAACCTTTGCGGTTCCTTTGTTCACAATTTTCTCAATAAGCCCTGGCTTTGCGATAGCCAGATTATTCAGGTCATGCCGAGCAAAGGTATTCCTGAGTTGATTAACCTCCTGACGAGCCTCATCATTAGCTTCTGAAAGCTCTGATATGAGAGCCTGATTCTGACGCTGAGACTCAAGCTGCTCCTGCATCTGAGTATTCTGCTGGGCAATGGCTCCTTCCAAAACAGCTTGATTGTTAACCGCTGTCTGGAGTTCTACCTGAAGCTGCTTAATCTGCGCCTTCTGCATATTGATATAGAAATACGAGCCTCCGACAGTGGTTATAAGTAAAAACCCTAGAAGGATGCTTAGTTTCATTCTATTTGAAGTCTTCTGATTTTTCTTCAAAAATTAAATTAAATCGGTCATAAATACGATCTTTTTCATCCTCAATTTCTTTTGATCTTTCCTGATAACGGATTGCAGCCGCAGGATTATTATTTTGATTAGCCGCTAATTCATTTAATATTTCATTTAATTTTCTAATTCTAGTATCAGAAATTTTTAATAGACCTGCCATAACTGCTATATAAAGTTGATTTTCCTTAAAATATTTTGCCGATTCATCAGAATTTTGCCTAGAAACTCCTCTTCCTGTAAGTATTTTATATTGATTTTGTTTTTGAAGTATCTCAGCTCTTCTCTCATAGAAGTCCTGCTGGCTTCTTTGACCTGTTACTTCTCCCTCCAATCTCCTGAGAAACGGTATATCTTTTACCTTAACATCTCGATTGTTTGACCAGTTTTCAAATGACTTAATAGACCTTGTGCCTGTTGCTCCCGCAGCACCAATAAAAAACTCTCCTATATGCTGCAAAGCATCAGGAGATATATCGGTGCTTATACCCAATAAAGAACCTGGTTCACTTTCATTTCCTCCTCCAAGAAAATTCATAAACTCAGAAACCAATTTATATCCCTCTGGGGTATCGGCGTATGAAAGCTGACTCGAAGGAAGTTGAACGCCAAATTGACTGGGTTCTTTATAAATGTTTGCGCCAAAAAAGTTTTCGTTTACAGCTAAATCTATAATAGGTCTTAGAGGAGTAGGTGTTGGAGCCGTTGCAATACCTCTAATCCCAGAGCCAAAACTAATAGGAGCAAAAGAACCCAGCAAAGAACTAGCCAACATGGTACTAAGCTCACCTGCATCTCTCGTTCCCATAATTATTTCTGCTATTCCCACACCTGCTGTATGAAGCACGTTATACCCATAAGGCAAAGGAAACTTAAAATACTCATCTCTCAGCGTCCAGTCCTCATCTCCCTGTCTTTTTTCATCAGGAAATGCCTGTCTGTAACCAGGAATAGATGATTTCATCACAATAAAGCTGGTTTCTTTTTCCCAGTCAGGAATATTTGCATAATAACTTCTTCCGTTTTCATCCTCATCGCTGGAAGATTCATTCAAATATGTCAACAATGAGGCAAAACCAACTATTCCTCCCCCCACAGCTTGCTTAAATCTGCTTGCTTCAGGGCTGAATGGATTAAAATTAGGGCCAGTAAATCCTCTAAAAAAGTTTGCCGTTCCCTGTACGCTGGCATTAAAGAAAAGGTACATACTATTTATTAAAGCGCCCTGCTGCCCTCTTCTGTTGAAGTTAATTGTTAGGTTTTTTGCAAGAGTAGATGCCCTAGCAAGAGCTTCCTGTTCTATTCCTTTTTTTTCTTGAAAACTAAGTGATTTACCTTTTTCCTTTGTAACCTTTTTTGTTTCGCTCTCTATATAAGCGTCCCTACTTTCAACAAAAGTAGCAAACCTAGCTGCATTTTCAACGGCTGAATTTGTCCACTCCACAACATCAGTAATCGCCTTCCTTCTTTGCTTAAATCTCCCCTCAAAAGTTCCCGAAGCCATCTTTTGAAGATCAGAAAAATTATCAATTAACTCTTGCGGTGGCCTTTCCTGAAACCATCCAGCTTTAGCACCTGTTTGAATAAAATCATCAAAATCTTTTTGTCGCTTTGGATTAAGCCTAGAAGATGTTTTTCCTGTTCTTGGATCAATCTTTTGTGATCCAGATAACCCTTTATAAAATATTCCAATAGAAGGAATGACATTTTTTCTTATACGTTTAATAAGTTTTTGGCCTTCAGCTTTACCGCCAGGCATTGTTTGTTCGCCAGCAAGATTAAAACCAGCAGTTTGAATGTCTTTCAAAAAGTTAGCCCCAAGAAACTCAGGGTTAAAAGAAGTATTTATAGCTGATAAAAAGCGATTAATTGTAGCTAGGCTATTAACAACCGCATTTTGTTTTTCTGGCCCGATATTAAGAAGCGCATTCTTTAACCTTTCATCTTTTATATCTAAATAAACCTGCTCACCGTCTATTTTTGCTCCAAACACATTTCCAGCTAAAGGATTTGTTTTCCCCACCGTTATAACTTGTTGAATATAATCTTTTTTGTTTTTTTTCTTTGCATACTCTTCTTTGCTTAAAGGTTTAGTTCCCATTAGATCAGGATTTGAACCAACATAATGATAATTAGGAGTTAAAACTTTAGAATACTCTGGAGTTTCTTGGCTAATAATTTCCCAAAAACTAGAGTCTGAATTTGCTGCGGCTAACTTCAACAATGGCACTGCAAATTCTTTATTTATATGTCCTTTTTGAATAGCATTAAACCTGTCCTGAAAAATAGCTCCCATAGGACTAACTGATTCCGTTGTTCTTCCTTGTTTTAACCTTTTTGAATTTCCAATAACTGTTAAACTTTTTCCACCTTTATAACTTGCAGTAGACCCTGTGTAAACATTTGCCATATCTTCAAGAGAATCTTTATGTCCCTTCAAGGGAACATAATACTTAAAAGTATTCCTAATAGCATTAGCATCATTTTCAGAAACCAATCCTTTTTCTACTTTTAAGTTCATGGTTTTTTGGGTGATTTTATCTACATCATTGGCAAGACCTTGAAGCATTCTTCCTTTTTCATTTCCTCCAGTCCAGACCTCTCTTTTGTCATTCCAAGTCATATCATATTCAGACTTCATTCTTTTATTAACAAAGTCATTCGTTAATTCTTGTTTTATTTCTTTTCCTGAAGAATCAACATAAGTAATCTCTCCTGAGCCAGATGTGTTTGGTTCTTTGTCATTTTGAGTCCTCTGGAAAACACGTTTATTTCTTTCTGGAGCATGACGCAAAACCAAAAACTCGTCTAACGCAGGTATATTTATATCAGAAAACTTTTTGCCTACTTTTGTTATTTTTTCAGCCAAAGGATTCTGCTCCTCAACCTCAAAAGTCTTGGCTCCTGTCGCAATTAAATCGTGAGTTCTTTCTTCTCCCTTATACGCGCTCTGTAAAGTTTTTAATTTAGGAAGACCAGCACTTATTAAGTTTTGGTCAATCTGGCCTTCTAACTGCGGAAGAATGTTATATCTATCCTGAATGTTGTAAACAAGTTTATTCCACCACTTCCACTCATGCTGAAAAGAGAAATTTTTATTCAAAGGCATTCCTGATTGCAGTTTTTCAATTAAAGCGTTTTTATTGCCACCGTCATTACCAGAAGCCTCAACTTCTCCTGCGCTTTCGTCTGTTCCAGCAGAAATTACTTCTTGCAAAACATTTACTGAGTCAACCTCGTTAACAATAGGATCTGTATCAGAAGAAGAAACAAAGTCTAATTGCTTTGTTTTTTGATTGGGATTTATAAAGGCAACAGGATCAAGAGCAATATCTCCGTCTGAATCAACAGAGTTTGATCTTGCTTTTACCCCGACTCGATTCTTTACCTCTGTTCCTAATGCCCTAATTTCTGCATCAGATTTGCCTTCAAAAACTTTTTGTAAAAACTCAATATACCTTTGATGACTTGCAGACTTTTTAGGGTTTTGAACAATATAAAGAGCCTTATCCACATCATTAGCAAACTTAATGCTAAAACCAGCATACCTTGGTTTTGCTGTAGATAAACCTTTTGGCATCCTTGGCATATTGAAAGATTCAGTTTCTCTTGTTCTGGCTTTCCCCTGGTCTATTGCTTTTTGAACAGGAGAGGCTTTGAGTTGAGCTTGTTGACGGGCTAGTGCCTCAGCTTCTGTTTGCTCCGCAGCCGCAAATTCAGCTTCTATTTCTAATTGTTGATCTGCTTCTTCTGTTAAAACAGCTTCTCTTGTTTTAGCTTCTTCAACAACACTCGGATAAAACTCTGGCTCAACTTTCAGGTCTGTCTGACGTATATCACCCTTGACTATAGAAGATGTTCCTCTGACTCCGCCACCAAGAATACCCGCAGCAACACCAACATCTATGTACTGGCTAAAAGCCTCATCACTTGTAATATCTTGTTCAGCTTGCATTCTTTCTAAAATTTGTTGTCCTATTTCAGTAGGAACCTCTATTATTGTTCCGGCACTCGCCCCCTTAACCCCTCTGGTAAAAACATTGCCTGTTCTAAGGGCTGCTTCACTAAACATCCCTTTGCCAACCCCAGAGCCAATAAGAAATCTGTCAACAAGAAGATCAAGAGCAGATTGTGGAATAGCATAAAGAGCAGCAGCGCCCTCACTAACTTCTGTTTTAATTCCTTGTTCTATAGAATCTTTTTGAGCCTCTCGATTCATCCCATAAAAAAATGGGATATTTGCGGCAAGACCACCAATCAAACCTCCAATCGGGCCTCCGACAAGAGCGCCAGCACCAACTCCAGCTAATGTTGTAGCTAAAGTAGGAAGTTGTTCGGCTGCTGTTTCAGCTACAAACCTGGCTCCAGAACGAATGTCTTCTACATCTTGTCTTCGTGTAGCGTATGGTTCTTGTTCTGCAAGTTGTTTTTCTTGAACCTCGGCGGATTCAGCGCCGTACTTTTCTAACCATTCTATTTCAGTAACCTTACCAATCCCTTCAAGCGCAGAACTATACCCCAACTGAACATTATCTATTCCCCTAGAAAAACCTCTACCAAAAGTGCTGGTATCTAAAGGTTTTGGATCAATTTCTTTAGGTAAATCATTATAATATTGTCTTGCAAGTTGAAGAATTGCATCCTGTTCAGCATTTTCAGCATGATTAATGTCTATAATTGTGCCATTAGGTAGCTGTACTGGAGTAATTGCCATAAATCATAAACCTATTAGGGTAAGTTAATCATTTTTCTACGTCCTGTAGGACTTCCATCAAAAGGATCTTGGCTTCCAGTAAAAGGCATCTGTGCTTCTATCTGAGCCATCAAATCATTTAAAGCCCTATTAACTGACCATCCCCTTCCATCATCTTCTATAAATGACGTTTTCCATGTTTGTTTTCCTTCTCTACTTAACTGACTGTCTTTAGCTATCAATTCTGGCGCTAACACTCTTAATTGAGCGCTATAATATGTTAATGCAGCTCGCCTATTTAAGTCTGTTTCTCTTTCAATATCGGCTTTAAGTTTTCTATCAAATTGATTTATTGTAGTTGCATATTTTGCAATATTAAGATCATTTGTTGCTTGAGCTATAAGATTTGCATTTTTAGAATTTGTAGCATCAATTACGCGCTGTTCTCTAGTAAGAAGAAGTTCTGAAGAAGCTCTGTCTTGTTCGTTAATATCTCCCAAAGCATTAATCTGAGAAGAAATAATACCTATATCTCTAGTCATCATATCTGAACCTGCTTTAGACTCAGCCTCCGCTTTTCTAATTTCAGCTAATTGCTGAAACTCTTCTTGTCTTTGTCTTACATCAGATACTGCGGTTCCAGCATCTTTCAATCCTTTGCTTACATCTCCGGCAGCAATTCCTGCTCCAAGATTTATTAAGGCTTGACTCATAGCTCGTTTATCTGCTCTTTCTCCAGAGCGCAAAACAGATTCGGTAATATCAAAGGTATCGGGAGTTCTCCCTTTCATTTCTTCAAGGGATTGAATCCGATCTTTAAGAGCGTTTGTTTGGTTAGATGTATCAAGATTTCTAATTTGTTCAGATATTTCATAATCAGTTAACCCTAAATTACCTTGTTCTCTTCCTATATCCATAGCGTCTTCTACAGTTAGTGAGGTCGCTTTATCGTTGTTTAACGATTTATTATCTAAGTTAGAGTTAGGAGCTGCATTAAATAGTTTATTACCAAACATTTTTTTAGCTGCATTTTCTGATGTAAGTTCAGATACAAAATCTGGAGATTGTTGTCCTACAATTATTCCAAGATGTTCTGGAGTTACAATTTCATTAGGATTATCTTCATAATAGCTTGCAAGTCTTGTTGCTGTATCATTTATAGAAACAAAATTACTAGGAACTTGTCCTTGAGTTTGCATCCTAATAATTCCACCAGAAGCATATCCTACCTTTTCTAAAAAGGTGTTTGCCTCGTTAAGAGGATCCTGTTGATTATTATTGTCTACTAATCTAATTGTATTTTGTTCAATATCATTATCCGGAGCTTTAATTTCTCCACTAACCTCTTCTTTATTAAGAAGTCTTGAAAGATTTAATATTCCTTCATATGCAGCAGTAGTTCCTAATATTCTTTTGGGAGAAAGCTCCCTAAAAGATGAGGGTGGAACACCACCTTTTATAGCTGGCCCTTGGACTAAAACTTCTCTAGTCGTTAATGGCGAAGTCTTGGGGTTAACAAATCTTTGTGTTCCTTCTTTTAAGCTACCTAAGCCTGATTTTAATTTTTTCTGTAAAACTCCGCTTTTTAGATATTTTGCTAATTTCGGCAGTAAAATCTTACCTCCTCGATAAATAGCCCTTCCACCTAATGCTGCTGCCCCACCAACAGGAATAAAAGATGCTGCATCTAATAAAGCTGTTCCATAATTAAACTTATCATCATCACCATAATAACGCTCAGATGCCATATCTTTAATGGCTTGAATACGACCTCCTTCATCCATCCTGACTACACCACCGCCAGCCATCGGTAAGACAGAAGCAATACCCATGTTAGTGGGACTTGCCATTGCCATTTGAGAGGCATCCATGTCATACAGGTTTTGTGGATTAAACTTAGCAGCATCCTCTACCAAAGAATTAGGTGGAACTATACCGCCGCCAGCCATTCTCCGGTAAGGCATTCTACCGCCTCCTGCTGCCATCATCTGAGGTTGAGGCGCCATAGGATCATTTTGAGGAATCATCATCTCTGAAGGCATCTGAGGAGTAGCTTCAGCAACAATCTGATCTGCAACACTCTGTTCTGGCTGTCCATCTTGAGTAGAAAAACGATTTCTCATTTCTTTTCTACGCTGTATCTCTGAAACAACCAAAAACTGAGGAACACTGCCTGTAGGAGACTGCGCTTCTCGTAATAGAATATCGTCTGTAGCACCTTTAATCAGGTCTTCTTGCTCAAGAATGTTCATATTCATAGTGATCTTTACCTGTTAAGTGCGTTATATAAGCCAACACTACTAATTCCAGAACCAAGCAAACGCTCTGCTGAACTTGGGCCACCATAACTAGCGGTTGTTGACCCTGGTGTAATAGGCAAGCCTCTTAACATATTGTTAAAGAATCCAAGCTGTTCTCTTGGAAAGGCTTGCTGTCTAAGGAAATCTTGATAACCCATACTCATTCCTTGTTGATCCAACTGTCTTTGGATCTCACCCGATGCCTGCAAATTCTTGAGTCTTGTGTAGTCCATATCCTGCTGTTGTTGACCGAAGCCACCCAACACGCGAGCCGCGTCTAAACGCTGTGACGTTCCAGCTTGATCTCCTTGCAAACCACGCAATCCAAGCTCTGATCGTTGTCTTTGGGCCTCAACGTTAAATCTATCTGCTCCGAGTCTTGCCGCGTCTTGCCTTGAAAACGAAGTGTCTGCTGCTTGTCCTGTCTGCAAGCCAAGCTGACCAGCTCTATACCTTGCATCACGATCTGATTCAAACGCCTTCTGTGCCTGCTGAAACCCAGCTTGACTGCCTTTGGTCTGGATATCACCCAACTGCTGACCAAGATTTCTTTCTCGCTCTGCTTGCATGATGGCTTCTCGATATCCGCCCATCCCACCTGTTTGTGCTGCTCTTTGACCAATCTGGCTTCCCATAATGTCTGATTGTCGTGATGCTTCGCGCTTTTCAATGTCCGTTACCATCTGTTGATACGGATTAGTGTATCTTTGAATTGTCTCAGTATCAGCTACTGTACCTGCCGTAAAACCTGGGCCAAAATCTGGAGTTTGGAATTGAGATTGAATTGGTTCAGGATTAAATTGATTAGCAATATCCATTCCCATTCCAGATCCCTGATAACCAATATTTCTAGATATATTGCTGGCATCTAAGAATTGACTTGGACTTCCTGCTCTAGCCATTCCCTCCATACCCTGCATAGCAGCTCGTTCTTGAGAAGAAAAATCAGCAAGTCTTTGACCAGGAAATGCTTCATAAGGTCGGGCTGACTCGTATACTGACCTTTCTAAACCTTGACGAAAATAAGGTTCCGCATAAGCAGGAAGATTTGTTGTAGTTGATGTCATTTCTTGAACAGGAGGATTCCTGTTACTACTGCTGCTACCGCCGCTTTTACCGCCCATGTCTATACCTCTTTTTCATAAACTGTGTAAGAACGACTAAAGCCATCTTGCTCAAGCCATTTCCAAAACCCGTGTCGTGCAGTACCCTCAATACCATCACATTCATTGTCTTTTGCCCAACTGTTAAATCTGTCAAGCATATCCCAAACCCAACCATTAAAATTAGAACCACCTAAATACTGCATTGCAAGCATCTTTTTTTTGGGGTAAAAAGCAAACTCTGTCGTTGCAACCCCCTCAATAACGCCCTCTTTATTAAAGGCAACCCATAAATTCTGTTCAGTCGTTCTGACTGATTCATACAATGACTGCATATCCCACCTGCCATTTGATCTTGCAATAGCAGGCGCTAATAACTCTTCTACATCATTCCATAAGGTCTGCACATAAGTAGGTGGAATTAAAGCAATTGTATGAGTAACTTCCCGTGGAGCATTTTGTGGTTTTACCCTTGGCTCACGCGAAATATCTTTAATAACAAGACTTTTAACGGCGGATTGACTCATGCAGGCATTGCTCCTCTAGGATCAATAGCAGGAGGTTGTTGTGTCATTCCTGTTCTTGCCTGTCGGATTTCATCCATCATCCTATCAAGTTCCCCAGCTCCAGCATCACTGCTACCATTTCCTATGCCTGAAACGACATCGGCTGGAACAATGAACTCACCAGGCGAAACAGCTACTCTCTGCTGATCTCCTATAGATCCCATGATTTCATCAGACATTCCATCGCCCTGACCTTCAATCATTCCTTCGTTCTGAGCGCCAGGTTCTACAGAAGCTAATACCTGTTGTCTGAGCATCTGGAAGGCTTCTGAACCAAACTGCTGAATAAACGCCTGAATAATTGCATCAGCCTGTTCTGGCGGAACCTGACCTAAGACAGCCATAGCCGTTTGTTCCATCAACTGTAATGCCGCTGGATCAATACCCGCCATCGGGTCTGCCATAGCAGGATCTACAGCCGCTATTCCTTCTTGCATCGGATCAGCTTGCATCATTATCGCAGGATCTATTGGCGTTTCAGGAACCTGACCCATATCCTGCATATTAACTAGACCACCCTCTGCTAGATTGGTTATTCCTCCACCATTAAATCTATTAAATCTATCTGGAGATTCTTCAATTAACATTGTACTTGGTATAAAGTTTTTAGAAGAATTATTAAATAATAACTCATCATCTGTTAGCAAAGACTGCAAACCACTTATATCAAACTCTGAAGTGTTACCAAACCTCTCATCGTATAAAGCCTCAGCATTAATCGGGTTAACAACTTGGGTTATTTCATTAGCAGGAGTGGCAGGAAGAGCAGCACTATTATCAACACTAGATATAAGTGTAGAATAATCCAATCCACGTGGCTCACCTGGCTGACCTGGATATATTCCATAGCCTTGATAATCAACTGTAGGTCTATTTCTTCTAGCCTTCAAAGCAGCTTCATTTGCTAATCTTGATTCGGCTAATGCTGCCGCTGATGCTACGTTTGCTGCTTCTTCATCTAGTTGCGCTGTTGTTGGTGCAACTACAGCATTAGGATTCCTTGGATCAATATCACCAGAAAAAGGATTATTACCAAATCTGTCAGGAGTTCTAAAATAATTTAGTTCTGGGCCAAAGCCAGGACGGTATCCAGCAGCAGATAGTGCCTGCATTTCAGGTGCAGATATTAACTGAGATCCTCTTATAGCTGACTGAACTAAAGCGGCTGAAGGAGCAGCATTGTAATTTTGAGTTACATCATCACCCCCCATTGGCTCGCCATCAACTCGATAAGTAGAAGAACCTCCATTTGCCATTCTCACAGGCTCTCCTGTTAATCGAGCTAATCCACGGCGTTTATTTTGGTAATCCATAGGATTTAGGGAAACCAATCCACCATTGTTAGCATAAGCTGTAGGAGAATAACTAGAATCTAATGGCTTAATTCCCATAGACGGCATACCGTAATCATAAATTCTTTGTCTTATAGCTCTTTGTATTTCTTCTTCTGATCTAGCTTTATCCTCTTCTCCCCCCATATCTTCTCCTTCCATCTGTCCTTCTAAGGCTTCTTGCGCTTCCATACGAGCTAATTCACCACCACCAACGGCAATTGGTAGAAATGCCCCAGGAGACATTGCTGCCTTACCCATTGCAGACAAACTTTCAGTGCCGCCGCTAAATGGATCAGCAAGTTTTTTACCAAAATTCAGGTCCTTGTATGCTTGATTTGCAGTATCTAAAACTGCTTTTTGAGCCTCCCTTTCTCCAACAAGGTTAGTAAGGTTGCCTATTTCTTGCTCTCCCAAAGTACCTGCAATACCTTCAGTTAAACCAGTAATATTAGAAACATCACCTACTGTTTTTAAGCTAAGACTACCTGCATCAACTGCTTTAGGAAGTAATCCTGATATGGCTTGATTTGATGCATCTAGAGCTGCTGTAGAGTCTACAATACCTTTTCCTATTTCACCTGCTGCACTTCCCGCACTTAAAATCTTACCTAAGCCAAATCCGGTAATTCCTGAAATTACCCCTTTCTTCAGATCCCCTGTTTGTAGAGCAGTTGCTAGTCCCGAACCCACAGCGCCAGCCGCTAAACTACCAATAGTGCTACCAAGAGCAGCTTTTCCTAAAAAACTACCCAGCAAAGGCACAAGAAAAGGAAGAAACGCCTCTTGTTGACCTGTCACTGGATTGGTGGTCAGTCTTCCAGTAGGAGATAAAGCTGCAATACCTTGAACCTCTATTGGGTTCATGTGTACCAGCATAGAATCACCGTAACGACCATATTTAGCTAGGCTGTTAGCGGTTCCCTGTAAAGGAGGTGCATAATTATTCATATTTAGTCCTACTTGGTCTCAACGCCAAATAAATTAAAACTCATGTCTACAGCCGATGCGTAAACTTTTAACACATCTGCCTGCCCTAAAGTTATTCCAATCACTACAGTAAGCGTATCATTAGCAGCCACGCTCTTATCATAAAACAGATACTGCTTGTCATTTGCTGATGCACCAATTACATGAACACTCAGCCTAAATGTAATAGCCGATCCTGTTCGATTGCAGGCAACGAAACTACTAATCGTTGTCTGAGTTAAATCTGGGACTGTGTATAAGGTTGTAACAGTTGTTGCTGCTGTATCAACCTGCCCCAAAACTTTAATAATGTCGCTCATGAAGCTCCCATCAACAGAAACTGAAATCTGCGCATTGCTAGGGAACCGTCTTTATCGCCTTGTGTTTTTGCAAGAGTCACATCATTTTCAATTTCTTGTAACGCTTGTTGAATCGTTAACCTAGTAATAGACTCATTTTGCTGCTCATATTCTAGCGCAGCTAATGGTAAAGGAGTTATTTTACTTTGTGACATTACCTTCTCCCGTCTGGTCTCATATCAAAACGTAAATCACCTAAACGCCAGCCATAACCGCTTTCACTGCTTTCAATGCGGAAAGCTGAAGAACGAGTTCTAGCCCTTAAAAAAGCCTGTTTCGTTGATGAAGTAATGGTAGAGGTAGATAAAGTTACATTATCTTCTAATGGAAAATCTTTTCCCTTGACAATTACATCCATTGATGCGTCATCTGTATTACCTCTAAAGGTAAAATCAGGAATTAACTTATTAAGAAGCATATATCGTTCACCATCACCCATTTCTACATCACCTGACTCAATGAAAGCTGTCATAGCTGAACCATCGTCATCATGGCCTCTTTCTTGAATATAAAGATAATTATTATCAGAGCTGGTAATAACTGAGCTTGCAATAGGAAAATTCTTGCTATTGGCCTCTATCCAAGACCCTCTTTCCATTGTTCCTATAGTCCAAAGCCGTTCCGCATAGTTATAAGTGACATAGTTTGTATTGTCTGTATTACCGGAACCTATGGGATAAAACCAAGTTACTTCGTTATGGTCTGGGTTTGTACTGGCAAACACTTTGTAAGATTGACCTTGATTAAGATTACTAAAAACATAATCTAAAACCGAACAATTAATAGGTTGAACTGAGCCTGTATAACTATAGAACCCACCGCGACCCATGAAGAAAACAGCTCCCCCTGCATTTATGGCAGCTTTGGGAGATATCATAGAGATACCTTCATTAACGACAGTAAATTGGAATATGAAAGGAGAACCAATAAACCGCATGGAATGAATTCCAGAATCTGTCCAGATAAGTATTTCTTGCCTGGTTTTTAAGGCTCCTATAATAATAGAGCCTGTACTTAAAGTGACACCGCCTGCGCTGTTAGTAGCTGTAGGAGTCCAGTCAATAGCAGATTCACTATCGCTCCATCGAATATGAAGCGGATCAATCGTGGATGAACCCAAAGGATTTGCGCCAAAGCAAATAACGTGCTTATCCACATCTGACATCATTACTTGTAATGCGCCTGTAGGAGCATTAGAAGCACCTGAAATCGAAGATAATTCTACTGCCCTAGTATTAGTTCCTGAACTTTCATCCCAGTAATAAACACTACCAGCTCGGACATTTATTATAAGATCATCACCAAAAACATCTTGACTATAAAGCCTTAACTGACCAGCCGATGAAATGGTGCTTACACTACCAAAAGTTCCTTGACCCCAAGTATTAGCGCCCCAACCAACACCCTGTACATAAGTATTTAGACCAACATTTATTTGGTATGCGCCATCAACTCCAGAACCTCCATTACCCGAATCACTAGCATTGGCTGTTACTGTATCTCCAGAAGTGTCTTTTGCGGTAACAGTATAAACATCAGTAGATGTGACACCTATAATCTGATATTCCTGATTCAAAACTGACGCAGTTACTACACCACCTAAAGTGGCTGCTCCTGCAAAAGTTACAAAGTCATTAACTACAACTCCATGATCGTCATCCGTTACAGTTATAGTAGAAGACCCATTAGTGGCCGCAAAGATTATTCCGTTTGTTGTGGTTGCTCTTATCGGAGTGACATCAAAGAAGCTATCGCCTTGATTAATATAGAATTTTAATGTTGTTCCCAAACCAAGATATCCAACTCCATCTTGTGCTACCCAATCTTCAATAGAACGGCAAACACCTAAAAAGCTATCAACGGAATATTTTTCCCATCCGCCTATTTTCTCAGGCCGACCTTTTCTAAACCGAACTTTATCAGCATTATACCAACCAGCATCAGCACTGTACTCAGTACCTTCTCTGTTGATTCCTGGCTGAAATTGTAGTTTAAGTAATGGCATATTTTTAATTACTTAGTATTCCCCAGTACGGATCATTTCGGTAAGATTCTTAGCTCTAATTCCTACTTGCTCTGACCATCGAGAGTCCATAAACTGATCTGCGGCTTCATCCCAGTCACCCTCAGACATAGCTGAAAGTGCCTTTTTGAAGGCTCTAAGGCGTGTCTGACCAAGATTAAAGCTGATATCAATCATTGCATCTTGTCGAATATCATCAAGATCAGAGAACCAGTCATACTCAGAATCAAGCTCTAAAATTACCCGATCAATATCGTTTTGCAAAAGATAGTCTACTTCATCATCAGACAGGCCCAAACCACCAGCCTTATCAACATTTCTGCCAACGCCTATTGTGGTCTTGTTTTCGCTGCATTTATAAGCATAGGTTTCTACGCCTTCATGCACCTTTAACATTTCAATTAATTTATCACGCATTAACTTAATCTTTTTTTATCATACTTTTAGTTATAAGAATTTAGCTGCACCAATAATTATAGTGACCATAAAGGGGTAAACACCCCACAGAAGCATTTCGAGTCTCTTGAACTTTGCAGAACCTTCTTCAAGTCTCTTCTCGATATACTCGTAACGAACAGCACACTCTCTTTCGTGTGCGTTAAGTTCTGCTAATGCATCCTTTACGGTAGCCATTATTTTTGCTTTGCTTTGCCTATATTTAGGGCTAAAGCATCAACCAATTTATAGAGCTTACCTATCCAAACATCATCTTTTGGGGTTGGCGTACTCGCAGCAATCAAACTTGCCGCTGTCACAATCATTGTAATAATGCTAACAGCTGTAAAAATATTACCCATGATACAAACTCCTTAGTGTCAATTAATTTTTCTTTTTAACTACATACGCTTCGTTTTCTTCGGTGTCAGGATCGTCAGGGACATATCTGCCCTTGTTATCTCTAGCTCTTACACTGTTCTGTTTCAAAAGCCTTCCAATCTCTTCATCCACTGTTTCCTGGTTATTTGCAGATGCAAACAAACTCAAAAATCTTTTGAAAAAATTCATCAAACTTCCTGATTAATTAGCCGCTATATAGTTTGTGCCGGTTGTTACCGCAGCCACGTGCGTGGTCTTTAGACCAGAAGCAGCCCCTGCAATATTGGGTTTATCATCAGAAGCATCCACCGGAGCATAAAGCAGAATTATAGAAAGGTGGTCTACGTTTCGCTGCACTTTCGCGTTGATTGCTGCTTGGTCTGCTAGACCATAAGCATAACGAGAAGAGGCTCCGTCTGTATTAATTCCATTGATTAAGTCTACTGAATCGGACCCTGCTGCTAAACATTCTGTTACTGTTTGTGCCATTTTTATTCTCCGCTACATTTACATCGTGGTTTAGATTCTAGCTCTGCTATTTTTGCAGAAAGCTCTTGTACTGCTTTGACCAGCATGGGTACAAACTTGCTATAGGTTAAACCATACTGATTACCGTCATCACTTAGGGTAGTCGTAAGATTTGTTTTATCAGCTATGTTGTAGCCGTATTCTGACTCTAAAGTTTCTACGTCTTGAGCTAAAAACCCAGTGTCTAACCAATCTTCTTTGTGAGTGCCATCAGTAATTAAGTCTCTAAAGTCTTCGCCTTTTTCAACATAGTTACTTCTTTTATCCCATTTGTAAGTAACAGGTTCTAACTTATTAACAAAGTCTAAACCCATTTCCATTGGGGTTACGTCTGTTTTATCACGCTTATCAGAAGCGACTGTCCAATCTACTTGTATATGAGCTTCGGTAATATCTGCATCGCCCAGTACAATTTCATTACTGCCTGTGGTTATCTCCCCACCTGGGCTTCCTGAGCGACCAGCATCGTGACCTAAAAACAAATTATTACTGCCGCTTGTATTTGCTAACCCTGCTGCCATACCTACAGCGGTAGCGTTACTACCAGTAGCTGCTTGTAAGGCAACAGCACCTACGGCTGTATTAGAGTCTGCACAGTTTGCACTTAGTGCTGATGAACCTATTGCTGTGTTACTAGCGCCATCATCAGTAGCATCACCAGCAAGTGCGCCTATAAACGTGTTGTTAATGCCTGTGGCTAAATCGTTACCAGCTTCAAAACCAACGGCTGTGTTCAAAGAATCGGTGGCTGAGGTGAAGTTTTGTGAGAATAAAGCTCTTCTACCAATAGCTACAGACTTGCTACCTAAAGTATCCGC